TTGAGCGTTGCGGGCATTGGTAGCATCAACAGCCGCGCCGTACTGGGCATTTGCGGCGTTGAGCAAATCGGGGCCTGCTGTGGTGGCTTGCTGGGCAAACTGTTGGAACTGGGGAGCCTGTACCTGGTTGCCGGTTCGCAGGGCGTTGATGAGGTTCAGGGGCCGGTCTTGCAGGTAAGCCTGTTCTTGCAACATCCTTGCGCGTGTGTCGGCTGCATTGTTGGCAAAAGCCAGTTGCTCTTGCAACTCCTGCTGGCGTCTAGCGACATCAAACTGTGCCATGGCTTTACGTTCGCTAAAACTAGCTTGACGTCGAGCTAGATCGTTGGCAGACAGAGCCTGTTGAATACCCAAGTTCTGCGCCTGTCTTTGCGTATCAAACTGTGACATGGCCTGACGCTCGCCAAAACCAACCTGACGTCGAGCCATGTCATTGGCAGACAGAGCCTGCTGAATACCCAAGTTCTGCGCCTGTCTTTGCGTATCAAACTGCGACACGGCCTGACGTTCGCCAAAACCAACCTGACGTCGAGCTAGATCGTTGGCAGACAGAGCCTGCTGCTCACCAAAGGCCTGCTGACGAACCGCTTGATCTAGGCTGATGCCTTGCAGAGCGGCTTGTGTTGTCAAATCGTTGGCTCGCTGGCCCTGCGCCAGCATCTCGCGGTTGTAGGCGTCTGATCCGAGGGTGATGCCTTGATTCGCCAACCTCGTTCGCAGCGCTTCTTCTTGTTGCTGAAGCTGAGGATTGAGTCTCGACAAAATCGCCTGTTGCGCTGTTTGACCTGCGTTAACAGCACCTCGCGGCAGTGAATTGAGATCAATCCCTCTTACATCGTTAAGGCCAGAGGCATCGAGGTTGCGGACATTGCCGAGCGCAGACTCATTGATGCCCCTGACATCGTTAAGGCCAGAGGCATCGAGGTTGCGGACATTGCCGAGCGCAGACTCATTGATGCCCCTGACATCGTTAAGGCCAGAGGTATCGAGGTTGCGGACGCCGCTCAAAGAGCCTTGATTTAGTGGGTTGATCTGGGGCAGGTTGCTCGTATCGAGTTCAGGGTTTTCAAAGATCGAACGGGCGCGGTCAAAGCCGATGTTGGCGACTTCGCCGTATTTCTGGTTGAGGTCAAGCTGTTGATTAAGCGCCTGCTGTGCTTGAGGTGTCAGATTCATGTCCTGACGCCAGCGATCATTGCCCAAATCGGTGTATGTCAGACTGCCGTAAGGGGTGAACTGATCTACTCGGTTTGCACGGGTGGCAAGTCTTGCCGACTCAAGATTGCCCGCAGCGGTTTCTTGTGCCGCTGCGCGATAATCCGGTGGGGGTGGAGGGCGAGATTTGCCGTACAACCGACCATCACCCGAAAAGGCTCTCGGGTCTAAGTCGTGATCTGGGTGGTCAATGTAGCGCATATTTTCCTCTGAGGTATTGACATTCGCTCCGGAACATACGGAACAAATGAAGATCACCGTCAGGGATTGCCTGCGCTAGTGTGGATTCTAGCGCAAATCCCATTCGTGTGACAAGATGGATAGATTTGATGTTGGTCGATCCGACAGGTACAGTAATTCGCCTGACCTTGAGTTGATTGAATGGGTAGTCAAAGATCACATTCAGGAATCTTCGACTGGCCCAATTCCCCTCACCGGCAATGTGGCAAACGATGTTCACGCCATTCCAATCTTCGTACAAAACCCCTGCAATCAGCTTGCCCTGATCGTCGAGTTTCCCGATTGCAGTACCTCTACACGGCGACCATGCGCCACCCGTGCGCGAAGCCACCCACGGGCCGACGATTTCCGCATCAAGGCAAAGCCTCAAAGGATTCCTCCTACTTGGTGCAAATAGTCCACGTTGGTCAATCGTACATCAGCACCATTGTTCATTACTCGCAAACGAATGGCCGCTGAATTGGACACCGCGCCCACGGTCTGCCACTGGTTGACCGGAACGAGCAAGCCGCCCCAAATCATCGAACCCCACACCATTGACCCCCACGTCATTCCAGTCGGAGGGGTGAAGCTCAATGTGCCCTGTGGCTGTTGGATGGCGTAGTCTACGTTCAGGCCGTAGTCAATGGATGGATTGCCGTTCGTCAGGATGTTGGGCCGCACCATCGTGAAAAACTTGTTTCGCGCCTCTTGCCCGAACTGACTGAAAGCTGGGAGCACGTCAGCCACAATCCCGACGCCGTTGTCGGTCGTGCGGTGCCAAGCCCTGACCACTGCGTTACCCGAGCCGTAGTAGAGGCCATCCACCGCATCCAGCCAGCATCGAGCATCCCAGCCTACAAACTTCGTCCACGCGCCTGTGATCGTGTTTTGGCAGTATTGGAAATTTTGCCCATTGCCTGCCGGTACGTTCAGGATGAGCATATTGGCATCGGGGAATAATTCGACCTGCCAGCCGGTGTTGTGTCCATATGCCTGAGTCGCCTCGCTCGTGCTGTTTTGGATCTTGTCGGTCAATGCGCCTTGACGGTTGACGTCGCTCGACAGCAAACCCCGAGACAAAGGGTATAGCCCCTCTGTGGTGTTGACTGCCAAATCACCGCCGAACTTCGTGCCACACCGTCTTCCCAATGGCCTGCCCAACACGAACACGCCCACAATCGACCAGGCAGACGCGGAAGATGGATCAGTGCCGCGGTAGACGGCGACCTCCCCGTTGCTGGAGATGATGACCAAATGATCGTCCGCACCACTCCCTGCGTCAATCGTCCACGTGTAGCAGGCTTCAACCCGCCCACCTCTGCGGAACACCGAACCCAAGTCAATCAACGAAGCCGCGCCGCCGATGCTGTTGACCGGCAGAAACCAGACATTCAGCGAGTTGTTTTGCACGAAAAACAGCCGATTCTTGAACAGCGTGACGTGAGCCAGGGTCGATGTCGTTACACCCGTTATGGCCGGAGTCGATGCGCCGGTGATCGTTGTCCAAGTTGTTCCATTCCACAATCGGGGGGAATCGAACCCGTTGACCATGTAGAGAAACGAACCTCCGGGGGTTGTGATGCCCTGCCATTGCCACTGACTGTTCGACAGCCCCGTGACCATTGCAGCCCCAATCGGGCCTGGTGTGGTGGCATCAAAGATCGACCCGCCCGACACGGCAAATATGCGCGGGTCTCCGGCAGCGGGCAGGTATTCGGCAAGCGTTTCCACGGGATTGGTGAACCCCGTGGCGTGGTTGCTGGAGCCCTTGCGAATGCCGACAAACGACGGATAGGGCCACCAGTTGTCGAGGATGATGGCGTCCTTGGGGTTCATGTCCGCGATAGAGTCGCGGTCGTTAAGTCCATCAACAGGGGCCGGAATGGAGGATGATTTGGCGGTGGGTCTGACCATTATTGCCCCTGCATATAGTTGTAAGCCCCTAGGCCACCAGCAGCACCCAAGCCCATCAAGCCAAGCAAACGAGGATCAGCGCGCCCTAGTAGGTCGTTTTCGTTGATTCGGGCAGGGTCAAATGCTGCGAAGCGGGAGCGCAAGTTAGACGGGTTGTTTGTCACCCGCACACCATTGGCGGCATCGTGTATGCTGTCTACTGTCGGCTTTGGCAGCCCGGCGTTTCTGGCAGCAATAACATCTTTAATGGTCACGCCTTTGCGTTGCATCAGCGGCATGATGTAATCGCCAAAGTTTTCCGCTAACTCTGGCTGGTCTGCGGTGAATACTCCCGGCATGTATTGGCTTCGTGGGTTAGCCTTTGCCATGTCGAAATTGTCAAAACGGTTGAATGTGCCGTGGTAAGTGTCATCCACGAAACCCATCGCCCTCGCCCGATCCATGGGCGTGTTGTTCGGCGGCAAGCCCAGCCCACCCTCACTGACGGGTTTGGCTGCGTTGCGTTGCGCGGTTTCCAGTGCCTCTTGCCGTGGGCCACCCATATACACCCCACCCATCTGCCCACGCATTGCCGGAGCACCTCCAGCCGCCAAGTTCTGCGCCCCTCGATTCAGCGCGCCGGCAATCTGTGGCGCAAAGTTCGCCACCAGTGCAGGGCCAGCCAGTCCAATGGTGTCGCCAATCACTTGCGCCACGCCTTGCTGCACAGGCGCAGTCAAACCCCTTTCAGCCATCCACTGCGAGCCCCCTACGGGGTTTTGTGGAATGGGTAGGCCCACACCCCGCAACCCGGCTGCAATCAGGTCTACGGGGCCGCTGACGTTGCTGGCGATGGCGTTGGATGCGCTCTGTGCGGTATCGCGTAGGGCGCGAATCAGTGCGTTTCTGTCCATGATTTACCCCGGCCAATTACCATCGACCACGTTCGCCACACTCAACAGCACTTCACCCGGTTGCGGTGACAGTGAGAGCTTCGGCGCTGATTTGTCTTGTGCCTTGATGGTGTCGAGCATCACCCGGAACTCGGCCAGGTCAAACGTGCCGTCGAGTCCTTTTGATGCCTTGAATTGAGCCTTGAGGCCGGTAATCAGCAGCGAGTCGGGGAAAATCGCTGTATCGGTGTCGTTGGTGAACCGTGGCAGTCGCTGGTTGACCGAGTTGATCACCCAGCCATTCGAGATGTATTCCAGCGAGAAAAGCAACCCATTCGGGGGCGGTGGGTTGATGAGAATCTGGTTTTCTTGGATGCGAAACCGCTGACGGGGGCCAGCGTGCACAATCCCCGACTTGAACGATTGCCAGTCTTGCGGGGACTGCGGGCCAAGCAAAGGCCATCGATTCGTGCGATCCCACTCGGTCTGTGGAATCTCGCTCAACCAGTCAGAGGGTAGGTCGTAGGCAACCTGTGAAAACTGGAACGATGCGCCGGTGCGCGTTTCGGTCATCGGCATATTGAGCGTGACCTGATCTGCGCCTACGCTTGTGACCTGTGCAAATGGTGTCGTGCCTGGCCCGTTCACGCTGAACTGTGGCGTAATGCCAACAGTCGAAGGGATGCCGGTGATGTCGTTGGAGCCTGCAACCGTGTTGCCGGTCTGGTTGATGGCAACGGTCGTGAGGATGTGCTCACGGTTCAGTCGTTGCCATTGGGCCTGGCGGGACAAATCCACCCCGAGCCGGTTCAGCAGGGCCAGAAGCTGGCGTATCTGCGGGTCTGTCGATCCGGCCACCGCTTGGGGCCGTTGGATCATCAGTTCATCACATACCTGCTGAACAAGCTCTAGGAGTGTCATGCTGCCTCTGTTTCAACCTTGGGAGGCCTGCCGCGCCTCGGTGCGACTTCCTGCACCATGGCCTTCAAAGCCTCGATTTCATCTCGCAAACGCTGATTCTCAGCCGCTTGCGCCGTTTCAGCCGCCGTACCAGCAGCCGCTTTCAAATACGCTTGAGCCTTTTGGCGAAGTTCAGCAAAGCCCATGCCCATCTTTTGGCAGGACATATCCGACAATTCGGCCAGGTGCTCTACTGTGTGCACCTCGAAATACTTGGCCTCTTTCACCTGCGAACGGGTGATCTGCGGCCATTGCTCCAACGGTGTACCGAAATGGCCTGTGGCCTGTTGCCGCTGGAAAATCTCCCACTCGCGGGGGTACATCCGAATGTCGTGCTCTTTGGCGACACGCTCGACCACGTTAGACGCATCGCCCGGAATCATCTTGCGAATGTGGGGTAGGTCTTTGAAAATCGGACGGCCTTGCTTTTCGGACTCGGCTTTGATTTCTACGGCTTCGGAATAGAACTGAACGAATACGCCAGATTGAGGATTGCTCATCTTTGCTCACTTGGAAAAATACCCCGAGGGGCGGGAAAAAGGGAGGCCGAAGCCTCCCCGGTAGTTTACACGCTTGCGGCGTTAAACCAGCCAAAATCGCCGGTGTTCATGGCGACCGGAGGCGACCGGTACGTACCACCCACAGCTGCGGCGGCCTCGAACGTGGTGGCGTTCACTGTGCACTCGGCAGCCGATGCGCCGATGCTGGCGCTGGCCCGTGCGTACACATACCGACGACCGTTGGAGCCAAAACGCTGTTCACCCAGACGGGCATCGAGCACGGAGCCATCTGCACGCTGTTGGGCGGTCGTGATGGTGTTGAAGTCAGCGCCGATATTGGGCGTTACGGAAAATGGAGCAGCCATTTCAATGTCCTTTCAATGTTTCAAGAGAGAGGCCGAAGCCCCGTTCATCAATCCGCTAAAACTCCCTGGAACTGAGCGCCCGAGCAGGTCAGTGCACCAGCCCAGCCCATCAGACGCACGATGGCGTCCTGGTTGACCGACTGACGATCACCACCGATCGGGGCGAAGTTGCGCTCGCGGTGCGGACGGAACTTCAGGTATTTCGTGTTGATGAAATACATCCGGTTGGCAGGAGACGAACCACCGATACCGCCGTCGAGGTACACATCGCAGTTGAAGCCTGCGCCGAAATACTTGAGGGAGGTAAAGCCAGCACCGCCGGAGTCGGTCGAACCGATACGCTGGATGGCTTGCAGGCTTTCCAGATACAGGCGGTAGTAGTTGTTGTCAGCGACGATCATGTCGGGACGGTCGGTGCCGCGAACCAACTGCACAGCCACACGGTTCATGTAGCCCTGAATGTTGGACGAACTCGCAGCCACGCCGCCGTCGGTCGTTGCGTCAAACGCCACGTTACGCCAGAAGGCCCAAGTTGCGCGGTTGATGCCGCCGTAGGTGCCGGAGCCGGGAGTGGTGGAGATGGCAGCAGCCAAACCCACGATGTCCTTGCCGCCGTTACCGGTTCCGTCAGAATACAGGCCTGCGCTGATCTGGTTCATCAGTTGGGCTTCTGCAACCTGAATGCGGCCTTCCAGCAGGTCGATGATCTGCTCTTTGCCCGAGTTTTGCAGCATTTCCAAACCGCTGATCGACACGGCAGCAGCGTACTGCTTGATGTCGAACTG